GGCGACCACCGAGATCTACACTCTTTCCCTACACGACGCTCTTCCGATCTCGACCATCTTGCCGTCCGGCGACAGCACCAGGCGATTGTTGCCTTTGAGCCAGGTGATATAACTTGGCGTCCTGCCGATGCGAACCGCGAAAGCGCTTTTAGACAGGAACAGTGGATCCGTCATAAGCCCTCCTTTTCAACGGCTTTTCAATGGAAACCTTTCAATTTCAAGGGATTGAATTTCAGTAAGCTGGCAGGCCTCCCGCTAACGCTTTCCCGCGGGTTTCATGCCCCGTGTCCCTCGGATATCGCCAGGGTCCCCGGCGACCTGCCGGCGCCTCACTTTGATGCAAGCCTCTACAGGCCACGTATTCCGTGACCTCCAGCGCGTCATGCCTGATCGCTGCCCGAGGGCGGCACATCACACACGCCCAGCCGCTTGGCAGCCCAGCGTTCATACAGCCCGATGGCGACATCCGCGCCAGCCATCGCAGTGAGGCATCCGATGCTCCCCGCCGCTAGGACTGACATGCCCGAAGCGTGCAGCAACATCATGGTGGAAAGCCCGCAGACCACGCAGGCCCCAGACCGAAGGAGTAAGCGGCGAATCAAAGACCAGCCGCTTACACCCGCCTTGTCGGCTCGCCATGCTTCGCCCGATATGCCGCCGACCAGGGAGAGCACGATCACCATCCAGATCGGCATATCAATAAGCGCTTGCTGCTCGTTTGTCATCACTCTCTCCAATGCAAAAACCCGGCTCAGGGCCGGGTTTCTTGATATCGTCGGTTGTTCAACTTCAAGTTAAAACAGGGTGTTACATGGATGCTTCTGGGGTTTTCACTGGCTTGCTTACGACCGTGATCGGAGGAAGTTTTGTCGCTTGGCTGTTTGCTCCAGCAGACGTCTTGGGCGGAGCGGTACGCCGCCTCAAAATTATGGGAAGCATTTTGTACCGGTCTCTAGCCCTTCTCGGTGCTCTCGCAATGCTAATTAGTTCTGCTAATGAGTTTTACAAATTCGCTTATTCCGAAGCGCCGATCCAGAGAATGGAAGTAATAGGCTTGTTCTTCTACATGCTGAACTTTTTCGTGTACCTGGTAGCTACCATTGCAGTGACTGCAATCTGGGCCAAAGGAGAAGGTTCGAAATATTCAGAACGCCCTTAGCCCTGCGGTCGCACCTATCGAAGATGGGTACTTTTTACAGGTCGATTCCGGTGGCAGCAAGCGGGTTTTAATGCCATGGAGCAATACGGGTGCAATACAGGTATGACGCAGGTGCAACGCAGGGACAACGCATTCAGTCGGCTATCGCTTCTGGTGCCCTGTCTGACCTGTCCCACTATTCTTGATCGAAGTAGGACAGCTACAGGCGCCTAGATTAGGGGCTCTGCCCTACTGTCCTACCTTTTTTACTTTTTCTCTTGTGTATAGAGAGAAAGCTAAAAGCACGCGTGCGCGCCATGGGCGCGATTACGTGCCCGCTATGCTCATGTGTGCGTGGGGCGGGTAAAGGTTGGACGGTAGGACAGGCCAACAACGGCGCGGCCTGCACCTGTCCTACTGCGCTAAATGGCAGTCGGACAAGGCCGGACAGTAGGACATAGGCACGCGGAGTGACGCCAGGGGTCATGCAGCCTTCCCCATCAGCATGCCGGCGATGTGCAGGTGGGCTTCGTGCAGACGCTGGTAGTAGGTATCCCGACCGCATCCGCAGTGGGTGTACTTCTGCGACAGGAAGCTTTCGTGGTTGCAGTAGTGCTCGCGCACGACGACCGACAGCTGCGACGGCAAGTGCTTGTTGACGATCAGCTCGATGTCGGCCGATTCATCCAGCAGCACCCGACTACCACGCGTGCCACGTATCAACTCTCCTTTGCACTCCATCAGCATGGCGATCATGTTGCCGCCACTCGGGCCACCTACGTTTTCCGGCACAGGCGAATGCAGATCCTGCGCCCATAGTTTGAGCATCTCGTCGATTCGCTTAATCATCGAAGCATGGCTCCTCGATCTCCGTTTGCTGCAATGCCGACGTCCGTCCCCAGGTCGTGGGCTTCTGGTAGGACCAGGGCCGGACACCACTCTTTGCCAGCGCGGGCATGCGCTTCTTCCGCCACCCCAGCCGGTGCATGATCGCCCCGACGCGCATTTGCTCAGGCTTGCCCCAATGCCCGAAGTCCAGCTTGAGCGCCTGGGTCAGGATCTCGTTGCCGGTAGCGGTTTCGCCGAGTTGCGACTCTTCCAGCCAGTTCAGGATTGGGCCTTCCCATTCGTCCACCACGAAGCGTTCGTCCTGGGCCTCTGCGAACATCCACGATTCGTCCTTGGTCACCCACCAGATATCGCCGGCCTCGAAGCGAAACAGTGCCTCGGCCCACAGCTGGTCGCGGATCTCGCGTAGTTGCTCTAGATCCACCTTGTTGCAGAACACCGGCCAGTAGCGACGGTTGCCCGTGGCGTCCTTGAGGTATTCCTCTTGGTTTGTGGTGCCCACGAAAACACACTGGCGTGGCACGTCGTTCGTTCTGCGGCCGTAGCTCTCGCGGTAGGTGTCGGTGGACGCGGAGAAGAACTGCTTGGCCTTGGTACTTTCGGCCTTGTTGAAGCTGTCCAACTCGCCCAGCTCGACAATCCACTTGCCGCGAATCGCCTGGAAGCTGTCCTTGTCGCCGAGGGCAAAAGGAGTGTCCATAAACCACTCGCCGCCGAGGACGCCCATGGCTGTGGATTTACCTGCGCCCTGCCCGCCTTCGAGGATCATCACCGAGTCGGCCTTGCAACCTGGGCGCATCACCCGTGCAACAGCAGAGATCAGCCAGCGCTTGCCAACCTTGGCCGAGTACTCGCTGGCATTGACGCCCAGCACGTCGGTCAGCCAGGTTTCAATACGGGGCACGCGATCCCACTGCAGCTTCTCCAGGTACTCGCGCACTGGATGGAAGGCGTGGTCGTGAGCTACAACGCTTACGGCCTCGATCACATGGGAGGCTTTGACCCGCAGGTTGTATTGCTGCGCGAGCCACTTCATCACGCGCATGTCATCGATGTCGGCCCAATCGCCGGCACCGCCACCGAAGGGTGCAGACCTTAGCTTGACGATCTTGGAGCTGAACACGCTGTAACCGATGACACCGGCCCAGCGCTCATCGTTGCCCAGGATCAGCTCGACGTTTTGCATGTGCGCGATCAGGGACCCGTTTTCGGTGCGGGCGAGTTGGTCTTTCCAACCGCCAGCTGCAGGAGGCTTGACCACCGCCAACACCTGGCGGCGGACGGCCTCCAAACCTTCAGCGACGTGCAGGTCGTTGAAGTCCGTCCACTTGATCTCGCGCTCGACGGAGAACACAGGCGCAACCACCTGGCTGCCGATAACCAGCGCGGCGTTGTTGGCCTTCTCTTCGCCAGGGTTCCAGGGATCGCCGTTGGGGCGTTTGGTCTTCCAGTCATCATCGCGACAGATGATCAGCGGGCAGCCGGGGAAGCGCTCGCGCATGGCCTTGGAGACCGGCAGCAGGTTACCCGCGTCGAAGGCAATGGCGACGGTGAGCGAAGTCGCCATGTGCAGGCTGGCGCCCGTGGCGTAGCCCTCACACACCAGCACCGGCTCGCCCGGTTCGGGGTGAGGGCCGATCAGGTGGAATGCGCCCTCCTTCGACATGCCGTAGGGCCAGTACGCCTTGTCGCGGCCAGTGTCCTCTTGCTTAGTGGGGAAGATTACCTGCAGGCCGACGATCTGGTCGCGCACGTTGCACATAGGTACTAAAAATGCGCCAGTTCGAGGCGCATAGCGAACCTTGAAGCCGACGATCTGCTTTCGATCCAGGTAGGCGCTTTTGCCCTTTTCGGGCATGCGCTTGTACAGACTAGAAGCACGGCTGGCCGCCCGACGCGAAGCGTTGGCCGCGATCTCAGTAGCCTTGCGTTTGGCGTCCTCCTGCCGAGCGCGCATGACCTCTCGCTCCTCGGGGCTCATACGGCCGGCCTTGACCTTGATCTTCTGAGTGTCGCCGGAGCGCCAGTCACCGAAGCTGCCGAAGATCAGCGTCTCGTTTTTCTCGGTGCGGTGTTCGTGGACGACGTACCAGCCGTTTTTTTCTTTGCCTTTGTCCTGCGTGGTTTTGCAGCGGGTTAGCTTGCCGAACAACAGGGGCTGATCGGGCTCCAGGCCGTAATCGGCGAACTGATTCAGTACCTCATCGAGCATGGCGGGCCTTCCTGGCTTCGTCGATGGATTGGCACATCACACATTGGGTGCAGCCAGGAATGGCAAGGCGGCGCTCCAATGGGATTGGCGTCTCGCACCCTTCGCAGAACATGAATGAATGCGGAGCAACGGCGGGTTTATTGGCATGGCGTGCAGCAAGCGCCTGATCCAGGCGCTCCTGCACCAGGTCGTTGGCAAAGTCAGCGATATCAGCCACGTTCCACCCCGCGAGTCGTCTGGTTGACGTACCGGGCGCGGTTGTACATGCCCAACAAACCCTGGATGCCGCGAAACACCAACTGACGGATCTCAGCCAGCTCGCCGTCGTCGACCTTGCCGTCACCAATGTGCTTGGCCCAGGTTT